TCGAACCATATATAGGATATTACACCTATATAGAATCGAGTCAACCGCTTCAATCTCGAGGAAGATTGGGTGAGAATAAAGTTATCGTCTGATTTGGAGATTAGTATTTAATAGACCCATGCACAGTAATACTGCGAAAGTATATTAAATCTAGTTAAAGAATTAGGCGATGATGGTTAAATAGCAACGGTGTCAACCGCTACCATTTGGACGCTCATTGACACTAATGCTTTTAACTATTCCTAATCTCTTCGATCCGACGCGCTTTATTAGTACGTTGGCTTTAAACAACGCTCACTTATCCCATCCTACAGGGTAGAGGAAGATGTCTGGTAAACATCCTAACCTATCTTGGAAGATGATTAATTGAGACAAGTTTATAGATCGAAGCGAGAGACCTGGCCAATTACAGTCAAACCCCGGGCTTATCACCCGTAAAGGCGTAACGATAACTGGCTCTAGGTTCTCCAAGATCTAGAAATGTCGCAACATCATCTCGGAAGGGTTAGCCCCCTACCTGATGGGAAGTGAGGAAGCCTAGAGTCATGTACCAGTATATATATAAACAACTGCTACAACCAAATAATAATGTTGCGACTAATAGTGGTGTTAACCACTTTAATTTTAACATTCTATTTGCCTGAGCAGATGCATATCTACTGACCACTAGTAGAAGCCTACTTTGCGAATGTTTTACGGTTAGAGAAGGACCGTGGTCTAGCTTTTACAGTTAAGTATGTCAAGGCGACACGCTTAGCTGTGACTCGCTTTATCACTGGTCATCCTCTTTCCGCAATTGACGGAGTCGAGCTTAAAGAAGGCTGGCCTGTTTGGCTAGCCGCCTTTTTACTCTTGATTCCTGACACTACGGTTCTAAAGCTTCTTATGACGCTATTCGTGTCATTAGGAAGTGTTAGATTCCCCGTTGTGTTGGATATCACTCCAATTATCTCGCCTTGGTCTGGTTCCAATTCTTTGTTGAAAAGGAATTTGACCATGCGTTTAGACAATTGGAGACCCGATCAATGAAAGTGGAGTTTTAATCGGTGCCATATGTCTACTAAGTTAGGTCCTCTAGACAAGCTATTTTGACGTCAATGTCAGAACTTACGCCCTTACCTCCGGAGTTTTAATCCTCCGCAGGTATAGCCTGGGAACTGTCATTGATAATCTGATAGCCAGCCGTTTGGATCACTAAGCTTAGTCGACATCTGGGCGATGTTAATTCCACCCAAAACATCTTCGTTTAGAGGGCTTTCTTACTTTAGTGATAAAGAGGGAAAGACACCTGTAATTGCTATCCTTGATTACTGGTTACAATCGGCCCTTCGTCCTTTGCATAAAGTTATTAACTCTATACTTAGTAAGATTGGTCCGGATTGTACTTTTGATCAAGGTACTTTTACAAGGGTCTTACCTCTCAGTCCATTCCACTCTTTCGACCTTTGTAATCTGACTGATCGAATGCCCTTAGCCTTTTAGCTTCGGGTGATTAGTCGGATTATTGGGGAAGAGAGAGTTAAGGCTTGGGCTCACATCCTAGTAGGGTATGAATATAACTCCAAAGGCTGTCCAGCGGTTAAATATAACTGCCGGCAGCCATTGGGGGCATATTCATCATGGCCGATCACGGCTTTAACATGCCATCTCATTGTGAGAGTAGCGGCGTTATGTGCGGGTTTTCCGCGCTTCGCTTGCTACTCCTTACTCAGAGATGATATTGTTATTGCCAATGATGCTGTTGCGGAGCGTACGCTCCTTGTGATCTTCACTGGGTATGCCCATTTCGGAGTAAAGACCCATGTAGTTTAATTGCTACATGTGAATTTGCTAAGAGATGGTTCCACAAAAGTGAGGAATTCACAGGGTTCAGTATTGCAGTATTGGTAATACTCAGAAGAGTAATTCCCTTTTACACATTACCTATCCACACAGCATTGGCCATGGTTGGGTCCTTGAGATTGAGACGCACCGGGACTTAATCTCAGCCATTTATAAACTTTACGGTAAGCCCGCGCAAGCGGACCGAGTCGTTAAGTTATATATGGTGTTCGATGCATTGGCTTTCGCCAAGAATACGGGAGATCATTCTCTTCTCGCAAAGCGAGTAGAGGAGATCTTCGGTATCCTCGTTTCGCAGGAGCTTCTCCGGTTATCCGTAGAAGCCCTCAGTTTTGGATCAATTATTTAGGTTGATCCGTATTGAGGCTGCAAAACGTCTCATCGAACGAGATTTTGGACATTTCCAAAAGGATGCATATCATTCAGTGAAAACTGAATGGTATGCTCTTTAGGAAATGTCCAGACTTGGATGTCCAGTCATACCTAGTTGCTCTTGAAAGAATTCCCCCTTTAACTAAGGGGAGTCTTCTCAATGAGAGCGACCCACTCTCTGTCTTTGGCAGATTCCATATTAGTAAAGGCTATTCTAGACGTAAGTCCAGAATTTGCTAATACTAAATGGTCTCCGGCTATCGCAGAGGTAGTTGTTCCTCAAGAGGATACTCCTACTCGCCCCGTTCTTGTTGTCTAATTACTTGTCCGGATGGTCCGGGCTTGTGATTAGACTACACGGACGGGGTGAGCCTAATTAAAGGGAGTCAATGAGACTCTAGGCATTGCTGGGCTTTCCCTGTAATCTCGATGGCTATGTTATTTGTAATAACATTCACCACGTTTTTACGAGGAATAGCCATAGCTTATCCTTCTCAAGGAGTCTATACCTGCTACGATGCGGTCACTAAACTAACTACCACGTTAGTTTTTGTGAATCTGCAAAGGGCAGATAGTCTCGCAGGGTACAAGAAATATTGTTTTATTCCTCATATCCCTATCCGCTTCTCTAAAGAGAAGACGGGGTACGAGCTCCTAAACAGTATCTTCCAGTCAGTCGGGCGCTGATGTAGTCAGTTGCTTATTATGCGTCTGACTCAATCTAGCTTGCCATCGAGCTGAGTTGGGTCAAGCTGTCTGGGAGAGGGCTTTGTACTCGG